CGTTAACTGGACGACGAGGAGCATTGGATTTATTTGTGTCATCAAGATCATCCTCTTCTTCGTACTCGTCTTCCTCTTCGTCTACTTCCTGATCTATAAAAAACTCTGATTTTTGATAATCGAATTCACGTGTCCTGTTGTCTAGTTCGTCCGTAAGACAGATACCGGCCATAAAGCTTTCCACGACTATATCTGCACATTCTTCTGCAGTTCGTCCGGAGCCGTCAGGTCCTACGCATTCTTGCAAAAGTTGATTCGATACAGAGAGAGCACAGAGTCTATCCAGTTTATTGTTTACTTTTGTTAAATGGTCCAGAACAGATTTCTGAAAAAGCTCAAATTTCTCACTACGTGATGTCATGCTGGTAACTCTGGGAGTGCCCCGATGTTTTCCCAATTTACTGCGTAACTCATCATCGTGCCATCCATCCACTTATCTGGCTTTTGAAAGACGAACCAGCAGGCAGTGACTGAGTCTTTAGCCGAGCCTACCGATCTAAATTTTGGCCGTGGCGACAAGACGACCAGATTAGAGAGCTTGTTTTTTAATAAGAAGTTCCGTCTTTTTGCTACAGGTTCTAAAAAAGATAACCTATCTAAAAACGCAACACCGTTTACTGCAATCGACATACCGTACTCCAATATGTATTCACTGTATTCTCTTAAGCCCATTGTCGAGCAAACGATCCAATCGTAGTTTCTTTCACGCATAGAGACCCACCAAATTGGGTCCACTAAGTTTGATGGGTCTTCGTTTGTCGTGACCGTGCACCTGTGTTTCTGAAGCTGAGCACTCAACGTCTTGTTAGGATCGTGCGGCACTAATATGTTGCCCGACACATACGTGTGCTTGAGCAGTGTGTGCGTTACACCATCTGGAATCACATAAAAGTCATCCATGAGGATCTCGTCGGAAGTCATAGTGTACTGAAATAAGGGTTGTCTGTCTATAGAGGTGATGTTAGAGTTAATACAAGTCAGATTTAAGCCATGCTGAATCTAAGTTGGCTTGATGCAGAACAGAGCTTTCTGCACCAACGTGTTCTCATGCAAGCTAAAAAGCTAGACAGGGAACAACTTTTAGAGATTTTTGGAGAGGTGCATAGACAGCATCTTTTACATAAACGATTTTTTTCTGGTTTAGTTAGTTGGTGTGTTAAAAACGGGATTACTCTTCCCCCGTTGACTGATCTTTTAATGCCTCGTGAGATAGATCGGCGTTCGATTAAAGAGGAGGTTAAATGTGAACCCACGACTGATGAGCAATGATTCTATTTATTTGAGACTTACTCATACCATATTTAACCTGTAACTCTCTCTGAGTTTTACCCTCTTTATATTCTCTACGCATAGCTAATACGTTTTCTTCTGTTAACACGGCCATTGGATGAGTTGATCCTCTTGACGAAGCATTCTTTAAGTCATAGGGATTAATAAGTTTTTTCCCATGTGGGATGAGTAATATCTCCTCCGTGGAAAATTTAAGATTACACATCGGACACAACCGTCTTCTGGTTTTTCCGTTACTCTTCTGACGAACGTAAAGTACTTGTGTACTTATGCAGGTACATTTGGGGTTTGGACAGAACATTTGCCTTGTAATAAAAAAGCGCCGGGAGTGCCGGCGCTAGGTTTGCTCCAACAAAAACTATAGTCTAAAAATCTACGCCTAGTGCCTTTGCTTGCTCCTCCGTAAGTTCTACTGCTTTTTTACGTTTTGGCTGTGGGGGTTCAGCCTTTATAACAATCGCGTCTTCCGATGCGGGGGCAGCGACTGGGGAGAACATGCGGGGTCTAGGTGAACCTTCTACCTCTGGTCGAGCAGCCGCGAACTGTGCTTTGATTGAAATATGATCAGACCCAAGAGGTAATTCAACTAAGTCAGAGCCTGGGATATGTGACTTTAAGCAATGCACAGTTGAATCAGATCCCGTGGTTCCTAACCAGTCAATTATATCTTTAACTAGCTTCTCTTCTTCTTCGTTTTGTGTAGGGCGATCTTTAAACTCGAGAGCATTAAAGTTTATTTTCGCTCCGTCAGCTCCAGTTACTGGATCTCGTTCGTTAAAGGAACGAGTAACAAATTTACTTGAAGTAATTATTGAAGCACAGTTAATTCTGTTATTGTAAAGAGTTTGAAAATAAGCTATAAAGTTCTTCTGACTTGACTTACCAGAAATCATAGAGGTAGTTACGCAGCGCGGAGGTAACAAGCGATGTTTTGGACTAACACCTATGTACGCGATACGAATAAATTCTTCTTGATTTCGCATTCCAATATTGCCATAGAAAGGAGTAAATCCTAAAAGGATGAACTCAATTGGAATCCCGTTGTCGTTTGCATCGATGATAGCTGAATCAGAATCTACATCTGATTTCCATCGTCGAGCTTGTAGATCGATCCGTAGTGTGTGAGGTGGAACGTTGGCGAGAATTTCTTCTTCGGAGAATTGGCTAGCAATAAAGACCATAATTAGATACCAGAATTACAGGGAGAAGTCGATTGATCCAATAGCCGCCGCTGCAACTTTACCTTTTTCAGGATCAGCTGCTTTTTTAGGTGCGGGTTTGGAGGATTTGGGTAAGTAAAGAATCTTATCCAGTGTGTAGTTTAGGTAGCTCTTGTCGTCTTTTTCGCTCGTGGATACCTTACCCACAGCAATTGTTGGTGTTCCAGGAGCTAGGTCAGACAACTGTTTTGACAACTCTGCCCATGCTGTGAGCTTGAACCAACAAGTTTCAGAATTTTCTGTTTGCCACGCCAAAGACCGATTGGTTACTGTCGTATCAGAAAGTTCTACTTCATCTGCTTTAGGTCCAAGACCCCCGGCGGCGATAAAGAGGTTTATTGCAAGCAGGTCATCAAAGTTATCTTTGGATACCACAAGCATCGGTTGCATCTGGAGCACCCCGTCGACGGTCGATCTCGTAGGACCGATCGCTAGAACAGACTCATTTTTTTGTAGCTGTTGTAAAAGTTTACCAACATAGTGATCTTTGTTTTGTAGGAGTTGAACTTTTGTGTTAACTCGTCTGTCGTTTGACGGAAGAGCTTCGGCTAAGACGTTGATTGTTTGTTCGTCAATTTGAGCGGGGTCTGTAATTTTCAGACCCAACAGAAAGATGTTCATTCTTGAGTTTCCGATAGATGGTTGAACGGTGTACCTTTAGAGCCTTAGCTGCTTGGCTTACGCCAGCGCCTTGACCCATAAAGGCTAGGAGCATTTGCACGTCACCGCCAGTTAATTTTGAATTTTTTCCGAATCTATATGAAAAGTGATATGGGTTTATACAAGATTTACAGGAACAGCTTGGGCGTGCAGTAGCACCTTCTTTTGGTATATCTAAGTATTTAAGAATTAAACTTCGTACGTAGTAACGTTGCTTAAAAACGTAAAGACAGGGAACATTATTACTAAACGTTTCTGTCCAAGGCACGCAAACTTTATAGTCGAATAAGTTTAAAGCAAGTTTCTTAAATAGAGTTGAAAGATGATTTTGCCTGCAAGCTCCATAGTTTAAATTAAATGAGCTTGCATCAAGAGATCTGCAGATATCCTCAGCCTGCGCCACCGCGTGGTTACTATTGTTAGCTTCTATATGAAGTTGAATTTTTTTATCTTGCTTAGTAAACTCGAGATTATATTCTTTTAGTAACACTAGTTTTATTTAGGTGCATAGAAAGCTGTGCCTTCATAGTTATACCCTTGTCCCGCTAAAGCGGCCATCTCGTCAGGGTCTCTAGTTAACAAGTGTTGGCCCGTTACTGCGTTGTAATAACGTTCAACTGCTTCGGTTCCTTCTCGCTGAGAAGTATAGGCTTCTCCCGTTACTCCTTCAGCTTGGTAACCACCCGCAACTGCCGCGTCTACTTCCGCTTTATTTGTCGTCAGTAAATGATTACCTGTTGAAGGGTTAAATATTCTATATACGTCGGAAGCTTCGGATAAATTTTCATCCTTATACAGGTTAAAAGAGGTACCCTCGGACGTAAAACCTTGAAGATTTTCGACACTCGGGTTCGATGTTTGTAAATGCCCCTCTCCAGGCTTGTAAAATCTCTCCATCGCCATTATTTGGGGCTGCGCTTTTGGTGGAGTTGGAGTTGGAGTAGGGTCAGGAGTAGGAGTAGGAGTAGGAGTAGGAGTAGGA